GTATGTTCTATTAAAATAGATTTACAATGATTTAATAATCCCGGTTTGATTCTTTTGTAAAGTTCTACAAAATCTTTCTCTGAGGAGCTTCTCATAAAGCTCTCTGCCAATTCTTGAATGTTTTTTACTGCCATTTTAGTTCCAATTTTTTTAAATTTCTAATTTTTTTATTTCTATTCCTGCTTGTTCAAAAAGTTTAAAAGAATCTGTCTTTCTATAAACTTCCAAGTAAACTATTCTTTTAATTCCTGCCTGAATTATAAGTTTAGCGCAATCGAAGCAAGGAGATAGGGTTACATATAATGTAGCGCCTTCCGCTGAATTTGTACTTTTAGCTATTTTAGTTATAGCATTAGCTTCTGCATGTAAAACTGTTGATATGGTGTTGTCGTCGCAATCCTCGCATTGATTAGGAAATCCAGAAGGAGTTCCGTTATATCCATCAGATATAATTGTACGATTATTGACTATTAGACATCCTACCTGACTTCTTTTACAGTGAGAATTTTCTGACCAAACTTTGGCCATTCTTAAGTACAATAAATCGATCTTATTCTGCTTCTGCAGAGGTAGGTTCTGATTGATCATCAGCTTGTGCTTTTAAAGGTACGACTTCGATTTTATAGCGTTCTACAATAGAAAACACGTCTCTTAGTCTAAAAGCACCAAGGAGATTTAATATCTCATTAACTTCATCTTCTGTAAATCCAATTTTTTCTTCATTTTCTAAATTCTGCAGACATTTTTCATAGTTCGAATATTCCTTTAGGAATTGAGCCGATGCCTGTTTAAGCTCTTTCGAAATCTCATAGTTTTTACTCATACTTTTTTATTTTAGGTTTTATTTTACAAATATAGAAAATACTTTTTATAAAGTAAATCCCTATTGGAACTTTTTATTAGTTGAAGTAACAATTAAAGGTCCTTGCATAGTGCTATTAAGCTGTACTAGTAATGCAGATATAGTTTTCATAGTATCTAACATTTCTTTATTTCCTTCTCCTTCTGTTTTATTTCCTTCAACTTTTTTTTCATTATCAGTAGTTTCGTTCTTGGGAACTTCTGTAGTGGTACTTCCAGAGCTTCCCGTATTAGAACTAGTATTACTAGTAGTGGTATTAGTAGTGGTAGCAGTATTAGGTTCTGGCTCTTTAGGCTTTTCTACCGTTGTGCTTACACTAGATAAATTTTGTGTTGCTGTTTCTATCTTACCCGTAGAAACCGGTAAAGTTTCATTTACTTTCTCATTTTTATTATCTATTTTATTTTCTAGCTTAGTCTCTTCATTTTTTTTCTCAGGTTCTTTGTTTTCAGTTCCTCCAGTAGATCCCGTTACCACATTAGGAGCACCTGAAATATCTTCTGCTTTTTTTTCTGCAAGTTTTTCTGTTTCCGTCTTAGCTTTACTATCTCCAGTTCCTCCAGTTCCTCCAGTTCCCCCTGAAACTCCTGAATCTATACCAAATAGATCTTTAAGCATACTATTAACTTTACTTTCCCTATTTACAGTTTCTATTTTTTCTGGTTCAGAGTTTACTGTCCCTGTACCTCCAGTAATGTTTTTTGTCTCTTCTAATTTAGTTTCTGCTGACGAAACTGCTGGCCCTGTAGTCCCTTCAGTAGTTCCAGTAGTGTTTTTTGCCTCTTCTAATTTAGTTTCTGTTGGGGAAACTGCTGGTCCGGTAGTTCCTCCTGTGCCTCCGGTAGTATTTGTTACAGACTCTATGGAAGATGGTTGAGGACCAGTAGTACCTGTTTTTTCTGCTAACTTAGTTTCTGTAGCTGCTCCTGTAGGACCAGTAGCTGCTACCACATCTCCCTCTTTAGTCATTTTCATTGACTCTATAGATCCGCCTTTAGATTTGTCTATAAGTTTAGCTAAATTATCATCATATCTTTTTGACATTGCTAAAACGCTTTCACTACCAAACCCTTCACCTTCTAGTATTTTAGCAAATGCAGATATTATAGCATTATTCTCTGGAGTAAAAAGAATTTTATATTTTTGGTCGGTCATTGGACCACCTTCTCCATTAAAATATGATATAATATTTAAAAATTTATCCAATAATGGCTCAAACTTTAATTTTTCATCCTTTACTTTACTATCAAACTCTTCTTTAACTTGATCGTACTTTTCGTACTCTTTTATATTTTTAACTCCTAAATTTTCTACTATCTGTGTGACACTACCAGTTTTAAGTTTTTGTGCATTTCCTATCTTATTTTTAGCGGATCCTTTGGACATTTCAAAAATTTCTTTTCCGTCTACTGCTTCCCCATCATCTATTTTTTTCTTTATGTCTTTTCTGTCCGCGTAATCACCCGAATAAGCTTCTGAATAATATATGAGCTTTGGATCATAAGCAGGATCTAAAGCTTTTAGATTTTTTTCAAATGAGTCATTATAGAATGTATTAGCTTCTTTTATAACATCATCTGCAGATTTCTTCTTCTTCTTTAAATCCTCGTCAATTTCTTTTCCTGTTAATTGGCCAGAACTTACCATTGCGCTTTCTTGCTCTTTAAATTTAGCTCTATCGAAAGCACCTTCTCCTGATTTAAAAATTGGAAATTCTGATCCTTGTGTTCCTGTTTCTCCTGCCAAAATATTATTTTATTTTATATACCTAAAAAGCCAAAAAGTTAACTTTTTGGCTTTGAAAATGAGAATGCTTCTACTAAATCTCCCTGTTCTGATTTCTTATTCTCCCGTTCTATTTTTTCGTTAAGCTTATCTATGTATAGCTGATATTCGTAAAATGGAAGAGACTCTAAATTATCTATTGAAAGTTTAAACTCCTCCCAGAGTCTAAATTTAATATCAAAATAGTTGCTCAAGGATATTTGAAATAATGAAAAGGGATCTGTATCCTCCGGGAAATGAAATTTCTGCTGTGACCTCCCCATCACAGCTTTCACATTTTGTATAAATCCTTGATTTTGTTGCAAAGTTAATTTTTTCACTGATTTGATCTGCTATCGAGAATTGTAATGGAGTCCATTCTGTAGATCCTCTTTCGTATTGATCATATAATCTTTCGTCTAGACCTCTCCAGTCAGGAATTATAAACGAAGCCACTTTTGCAAAGCTTTCATCGTATTTTTTACCTTTCTTTCTTTTCTCTGCTAGAATTCTTCTACATACTGTGGTAACACCAATAGTCGGAATGTACAAATCCATTTCTGCGCTTCCGTCTTTAGGTATAAATTTGAATGAATATGAATCTTTATTGTATCTTTTTAATATTTCAGGATCAACAACAAAGCTATCTAATAGATTAGATTTTAATTCTATCATATCTGGAATATTACATTCTTCCTTAGTGCAGTTTTTTGTAATAGGTAATAAGATTCTGTTCTCTCCTTTTAAGAAAGTCATATCTCTTATTGACATAATAATAAAAAACCTATCCTCGTACCATAAATCGTATGATTCAAGAATACCTCCATCCCAACGTATTTTCATACATTTTTCAATGATAGTATTTAATTTGTCATCTAGATCTAATCTATCGCTATCGTCTACTGTGGAAAATTGTCTAATTTCTGTAACCTTAGCTGCTTTAATAGCAATTTCAAATCCATCAGGATAACCAAATCCCTTAGAAGGTAGAGTGTCTACTGGGATATTTTTCCATTCGGCTTCCATTCCAAGAGGAGTTCTATTAACATTAACTTTTCCTAGATTTCTTGGCGGTATTGGCCCAGTTGGTATCCAGTCAGGAATTGTTACGTTTTCTACATCTGGATCTGGTTCTTCAATTCTTTGTGGAGAATCGTACTCGAATTTAGATTTAGCTTCTTTTTGATTAAGTTCATTTAAAAGCTCTTCGTCAAAATTGTCAATCATATTTTTTTTCTTATATTTCTTTTACTCTTGTTTTCCTTTTAGTTTCCTATTAAATGATAAAAAAAAGTAAAGACCAAAGAACAATCCCGAAAGGAAATAAAAAATTGCGACAGTATGCCAATAGGAATGTGTCCATTTCATTAAAGCCGCAAAAAGGATATCGAATCCGAAGGGATTGAAAAATGTTGCTAGGATTAAGCAGATTGAGGAAATTCTTCTTTTCTGTTTCTGAGTCACACTCGTCGTCCATATTATTTTAAGATCAGCATTATTGTAAGAAATAGCATCAAACAAAAATGGAGACTTTGTTGAGTCTCCATTTATATATTCCCTTAATTTTTTTTAATTAAAAATGTCTTCGAAATAATCTGCTCTAAATGATAGTGCAATTTTATATGGAGTTGTACCGTTAGTGTAATCTAAATCCATTGCTTTTATTTGATCCGTAGGAAAGCAATTTACCAATTTTATTCTTCTAAATACATCACCTTCTTTATTAAATATAGATACAAGTACATAAGTTCCTCCAGCATAAGTTGATTTAATACCAGTAGCACCTGTTAAAGGATTATAGACTAAATCTGACCACTGACGCATAGTTTTAAATACGTAGTTACTGTTGTTATCATCTAAGTTGGTTTCAAATTCAATTCTAACTTTTACACCTGTATCATCAACTGCACCACCTGCATATCTTCTTCTTGAGAATTTATACCTTTGTTCCATTACACCTGGGTTTTTATCAACAGATAAACCGGAAACGGAAAGTACGTTTTCTACTAATAGTGATCTCCCCCCGTTTCCTGGTGGAAGAGTTACACCAACAGGAGGTTGAATAATAACCTCGAATTGATTAAGATATACTGGTTCGTATAATTGAACTGCTGCTTTTGCTGAGCTAAAATGTGGTAATCCTGCCATTTTGTTTTATATTTATATAAATACGTCGTCGAAATAATCTACTGCCCATTGTATATCAATTTTATAAATAGATGCTTGAGTATAGTTTAATCCCATTTCCGTTATAGGTGCCATTGGGAAACAATCTTTAAGATTGATCTTTCTGAAAATGTCCCCTTGCTTATTAAAAACATTAATTAAAATATTTCCGGTGTAATCTTTTTTAAGCCCCATTGCCCCTGTAATAGGATTATAAATTAAATCTGACCATTGACGAAGTATTTTGAAAACATACATTGAATTATTATCATCAAGGTTAACTTCGAATGATGTTGTAACAT